TCGAACATCTCGCGCTCTCGGTCCTGTAGAGAGATTCTGAACTCGATTACTTGGTCAGGCTTGCGCTTGCTCATAACAGCCAACTCATCGCGCCATGGAGGTCCGCGCGGACGTCACGCATATCCTCGATGAGGTATTCGTATGGGAAGTAATCGACTTCAGATATTTCATTGAATTCTGTGATAACATTGTCGAGCTCGATTAGAACCTGATTTAGTTCTCTGGTCGCTCGGGGAATATTAGGCATCAGGCATCACCGGCCATTGGTCGACCGCCGTGTTCGCGTCTGGGTGTTCTGTAATATCCCTGAGTGCCTGACGGTACTCGCGCCATGCAGTAGAGAGGGTAACATCCTTGAGGGCTCGCCAGTCGGTATTAGCCAAGTCTTTGTCACGCTCTGTCCTTACCTCGTCCCAGTCGTAGTCTCGTTGACTCTCCTCCTGTAGAACCCCAGCAGCGAATATCCGCACGTTTCTTGACAGAGGCATAGAATCACGTTATTTTCATGCTGATGCAGGGGTTATCATAGTCCTGAGGAACGAAATCGGTCAAGGTGATACTGCCTGAGGGCAGAGAAAGAGTTCCGTTGTCTAAACGCAGAGTTCCCCCCTTGCCGTTGATATTCGGCGCATTAAACGGAGAGAATGCTGGATAGTATGCCTTTGAAATCCCTCTGAAGGTGACATTGATTCCGGTTGTACTCCGGCAGAATCCTATCCAGTATTGCGTCCCCTTGACCAGAGTAACCGTGCTGGTTAGGCTGGTATCATAAACAGCACCGGTTGATTCCGAGTCGAGTACAGCCTTTCCCAGCAGAGTATCTGGGGCTCCGGTCGTGGCCGTCGATGAATAGACGCCAACCTGAATATCGTTTGACTCGGAAGAAGCGACGATAATCTCGATTCCGATTTCAGCGATATCCCCAGACTCAGGTGCTAGGAAGGGCCAGAAGAAACACTTGTCATTAGTCGTGCTTGTGCTGAAGTTCTGGCTGGTAGTAGTCGATGAGCCATAGGGGGGGAGAGCGTTAACGACATAGCGAACGTAGCCAGTATCTATGACGTCCTCTAGGAGAACAGGGTTGAAATCCCCCCCGCCAGACTCGAGGAGACCACTCCATTCGCCCGCTGTAACTAATCGAGCTAGGTTAACTAAGACCAGGCGTCTTAACTCGTCCTCATTGGCTTCCTCGACGTTAATCGGGTTCCCTGTTGCTTGGATATTAGCGAAGGTTACATTGTCTAAGTCTAGGTTCTGAAGGTTGGTATAGACTCTAGGCGATTTCTTATTTGCGTCTGGTAGTGGCATCTAATCACCCGAGGAGTCCATCCCATTCGCCCTTAACGCTGAGACGAGCCAATTGAACCAACACCAGACGCCTGAGTTCATCCTCGTTGAGCATCTCGATACTAATAGGGTTCCCAGTAAGTATCATCTCGTCGTCATCGCCCGCTAGGTTCTCAAGGTCGAGCTTCTTGAGTAACTTATACACGCGAGGCGATTCCGCCGGGGCATCTGGAAGCGGCATTCTATCACTTCAATTGCTTTGCGCGGGACTTGCAGATACGCTCTATTGAGTCTAAATCCTTCGTGGATATGAATCCTCGAAGGAAGAGTTTCTTCGCTTTGGAGTGAATCTCGCCCAGTCGGCGTCGGCCCGCAGCCTTGGTCATCTTTGGCATTCGTCCTCACCTCATGCGTTGGTTAGGAACTGTGCCTTGTAGTTCAGAGCGATGGGGATTGAGCAACTTGAGAACTCTGGCTGTTGGACGATGGGACTGGTTGCAGCCGAAGTACCAACGACGTTACCCAGGGCATCGACGGTGAAGAAGCCCTGCGTCTCAATCTTCGATCCATCGACGGAGGTTCCCATGACCTTGACGATCCGGTCGCCCTGGAGAGTGTCGCCGATGCTGTTCGAGGTCTGGAGATCCACGAGTTCATTCGTGGTCCCAGAACTAGGGGTGACGTGAAAGATTCTGGATACTCCTCGAGCTGTGTAGCAGGACATCGCCGCTTCTCTGTCAGCGGCTGTGTTGTTCATGTAGCGCACTTTGTCGCCTGCTTTTAGTGTGTAAGGCTGGCAGAGTGCGGGAGAACCGTCTGTTACGGCTCCCTTGACCGAGTAGGGTATGAGTGCTGCGACCAGTCCCTGCGAAAGAATGTAGCAGTACCCGGCGCCGTTGTCGCTTGAGACTAGAGCGTGGGTGACGGTCTTGCGTGGCGCGAAGTCGCCGACGTTCTGTGCTGAGACCGTATAGACGGTATCTGTGGTCAAATCGGACTCGGTGCCTTCAGCGAGTTCGGCCTTCAACGGAATGTTAGTTCCATCTGAGCAGATGAGGTTACCTGTGACGGTGTTTGTTGCCATAGAATCACAGCCTCACTCCAAGCCCGAGGGGCTTGATGAACTTGTTAGCCTCCCTGAAGGGCTTGGCCATGACTTTTCTGAAGATTTTGGCTCCGGTGTTGAAGGTGATGGCGCCTATTGCCATGGGGACCGCGTTCGACTGCGCGTTATCCATTATCTGCTGCATGGCGATGCTTGGGTTGGAGAGGATGTCGCCCAGAGAAATCTGCTGAGCACCGACGAGAGTCATCGAGGAAGCGCCGAGACCGACATCGGCGACGCTCTTGTAGCCAAGGTCAGCGGCTCCTGTGACTGCTCCATAAGGAGATGTCCCCAGTGTTCCTTCTGTCAGGATTGCCAAGTTTCCGTAGGCGACGGCCATGTTGTAGAGACTGATGGTCTTAGGGCTTCTTCGGCGACGTGACTTCTTCCGGCGCGGCATATCGTCAATGAGAAAAAATCTCGCTTATAATTATCACTCTGGTTCTTCGGTCGAGCTACCAAACGTGCCGTCCGCGTTTCGTGATAGAACCGTGGCGTCAATTGTGCCGAGTTGGTTGGTAGCGTATGACTGAATGAGCGACGCAAAGGCAGCCTGAATAGGATTCACAGGTTCAAACCCGAAATCCCCGTCGACTACCTTATCCATGGTCGCCTTGATGGCCAGAGCCAGAGTAGAATCCAATTCTTCGACTGCATTATCGAGCTCGACACGAATCCAAAGGGCTAGAGCACCGAGAGCGAGCAGATTTAGGCTAGTTATGGCTATGATTAGGGTCATTTCGTCTATAGGCATGGTGTGTTCCCACCATGCACCGGCAGTCGACCGTCCTTGAATGTTGTTTTGAAGGCGATATCAGTCAAACTACTAGGTAATCTTGATACCCGGTGGCTAATCTGGACTGGAACAGGTGTGATGGGGGGGCGGTGTGGCGAGGGGGCGAAGCCCCCGAAGCCAAGGATACCCTCTGCACGTTGTTATTTATTAATCCTTATATACTGGTAGTCTGTCTCAGCAATTGGAGGGCAGAAGGGCGGTACATCCCACACCACTTACCCGGCTGTCCTCCATAGGTGAAAAAGGTGCTCAAGGAAGTCGATGACACCCCCCTATCTAACCCCATTTTGGGGCGTGTTCGTAATAAAGCTCGATGGCATGGGAGGGGCAGTGATTGGGCTACGCCGATAGACCTCTTTTTAGAATTAGATGAAGAGTTTGGTTTCACTCTTGATGTGTGCGCTTCGGAATGGAATCGTAAATGTGACCGTTATTTTTCCGTTGAAGATAATGCACTAACTCAAGATTGGAGTCAAGAAATCTGCTTCATGAATCCCCCCTACGGGAAAGTCTTGAATGATTGGATGAAAAAAGCGTATGAGTCCTTCATCAACGGTGCAACTGTCGTATGCCTTGTTCCGGCTGCCACCGATACGGCATGGTGGCATAATTATGCTATGAAAGGAGACATTCGTTTTTTGCGAGGCCGGTTAAGATTTGTTACCCAAGAAGGGCACTGGCAGAACACCTTCCTTAGTTCAGTAATAGTCGTGTTCAAGGAGGAAGTAGAATGAAAGAAGTAGATGACACCCCGTTGAAGTTCCATAGCTCGAACCTGATTCAGTGCCCCTGCTGCAAGCACATGATTAACGTGACATTGACGGAGGTGGAGTAATGAAGCGTATTGTGATGGATTGTTTGAATACAAAGTGTGACTGCATCATTTTAATCGAATACGAAGGAACCCGAGAGAATGATATCGAAGTGTTCTGTCAAGAGATAGCCGACGCTATGAGTTGTCCTGATTGTAATCAGGATAATTTCGTTGTGGGGTGGCGTTGATGCCCGGAATCTCAGCCAGCCTGACCCCTCAGGCCTACGCCATCTGGGAGACCGTACCCAAGAAGGAAAGGGGGAACCCCGCCCGTCCGGGTCGCTCTGCGTGGCTCTCTAAGGCCATCATCGACTGGCATGGATTGTCTGAGCGTCATCATGAATTACTTCGTGAGAAGTTCGAAGTCGAAGACAAGTTGCTAATGATGACTGCTGCCCGAGACAAACTCCAAGAAATCGTACTAGAACGTGATTCGTGATTTCTTTATATCTGGGACGGGCCAGTTTAGGCCAAAATGACCCTCAAGTGTGGGGGTATTCAGAACAGTTTTCCGCTGGTGACTTTCAACCACGTCCAAATGGGAATCCATGGGTTTGGGAGTTTCTTCACATCCCCGACTTCAGGCAGGTCTGGGATGGCATCCTTGACCGCGTCCAGTGCCTCCTCGACAGTATCGAAGGCTCCTCCAGCGATGGCGCCAACGAGGTCATCGGGGATGACGTCGATGACGCCGAGGCTCTCGAGGATGAGGGCGATGGCGCTGAGAGCACTGGCATCCTTGAGCAGGTCGACAGTCGGCGTTGCAATCCGGTTGAAGGTTTGAGCCGCGACGAGCGTATCGAACATCTCGCGCTCTCGGTCCTGTAGAGAGATTCTGAACTCGATTACTTGGTCAGGCTTGCGCTTGCTCATAACAGCCAACTCATCGCGCCATGGAGGTCCGCGCGGACGTCACGCATAT